ATCAAATGTTCCATTTGTATTATATAATTTAGAATCCCAATCATCTCCTCCTTTTTCAACTTTACTTTTTATTTTAATACATTCTTGAATTAAAAATTGTTGAATTTCTGAATGATTAGGATTTTTAAAATTAGCAATGGTTACTGGAAACAGTTTTTCTAAAAACATTATTTTGATTCAATTACTATCTTATCAATACTATCACTGCCGTCAATGTTTTTTGTTATATGTGCCTCTACCTCCCCGCACATTAATTGTTTATTAGTCATATCCATGTTTCGTTGAGCTTCCCGCTTCATCTTTAAACATGTACTCATTGATTCTTGAATACGATGCTCAACTAATTGACCATTTATAAAGAGGCATAGAGCTATCACTAACTTCGTCATTAATGTGCTCCATTACCGTTTGCAAATTTAATATTTCTTGTTGCGTCTTTTAATTTTTCAATATCTTTTTTTAGTTTTTCAATTTCTCTTTCATGATTATCTAACATCACACCTGTGTGTACATTGTCTTCTAATTGTTTCTGCATCTTTTCTATTTGTGTTGCCTGCCATTCCAGGATCATGAACTGCTCCTGGTCGATTGGTTTTTGAACGCTAGCCTCAAGTAAATCTTTTTCAAATAATTGATTTTTAGTTTCTAACCGATTGAGTCTTTCAATTACACCAAAAGCAAACCAGGCGCCAACACAAACGGCTGCAATCAATCCAATTAAATTACGTAATGGAAGACCGATATTTGTGTTATCTGAAATTTTTACTGACATGATAAACACTCATCAGAATCTAAATCTAATTCTGCTAATGCCTCTTCTTTACAATCTTGACCACAAAATAAATCCAACTCGTCTTTTGGTTCAAATTCTTTCTCACATTGTTTACATTTTTTCATAGTACCCCCTAGTTAACCATTTTATGTATTTTTTAATAAATTTTTTGTATTTAAATTTAATTATCTTAGATATAATATTATCTATTGCTAAAAACATATCATCAATAGCACCTAAAAATTTATACATAAATCTATCAAACATTATTTACTCGCAATCTTTCCCTTGTTAATACCTTCTTTAATAACGTATTTTTGAGTACCATTAGCACCAACATTAACTTCTTTTTTTAAATTTTTAAATAATACTTTTTCTTTTTCTTTAATATCTTTTTGTTTTAAAAAAGATTCTATACTTTTACTATCTCTCATTAGTCCTCCTTTTTATTTACTTGGTAGAACATTTTATCAGAATCTTCCGTAACCATGCTAGAGTCCTCTGCATCCCAGTAAGTAGTTTGGACTTTATAATCAGGCCAGTTGTTGTCAGTAGTATAACTATTAACGTGCCACAAAATACGATTATTAGGCTGAGCTGCATAATTACCGTTAGCAAGCTCCAATATATGTGCACACTTATGTTCTTGAGGAATTTCACTATGCTCAACATCCAAGATATTAGTATCCGGATGACCCCAATCAACTGTGAATAAATATTTACCATAATAAAATTTTTTATCTAAGCCTAAATATTTACCCTCTAAACCAGCCAACCAATCAAAGCGATGAACGCTAGGCCAATAGCTAAAACAGTTCCACAGTTCCAACTCGTGCGTCTGCATATTCGGCACATCGGCTCTATCATGTGATTTTTGGAAAAACGCTGAGATAGGCAAACGCCAAAAGCATGCACCATTTGGTAACATGATGTTAAATAAGAGTGCGCGTCCTGAAATACTTGTGAGACCGAAGACCACACAATCTTCGCTTTCTCCGTGATGTTCTTTAAGATCATAAAGATACTCCTTTCTTACTTTACAGTATATTGGTGGTAGGTTAGCATTTAAATAAGACATCTAGCATTTCCATCTTCTTCTAGCCTGTCTTAATCTTGAGTTTGGATCTTTAGCAGCTTTAGGAAATTTTTTCATTTGTCCTGCTGACCTTGCACAAAAAGACTTACGCCTCTTTGCATCTTTAGATCCTGGTTTAACTTTACCTGTTACAGCTGTTTTTAATTTTGAACCAGGGTTTTCTCTTCTATATCTTTCGACCCCAGCTTTAGTCATGCCTGCACCAGATTCGGTTTTTCTAAAATATTTTTTGGTTTTAGGTGGTTGCACATCGCCCCCACGCTTAAAACCTAATATATCATTGTAATACTTATTTAACATAAGTATTAACCATTCTGTCCTAATAAGTTTGGACCAGAATATTTATCTGTTAACAAAGTTGCTTTAGCTACAGTAAATGTAGAAACATAAACACCTTGAGGAAATAATATTCCATCTTCTGGAATATTTAAACTTGTAATATCTCCTGCAGGTACATCTGCTTCAAATAAAGTATCTCCAGTTGCACTTGTAGTTTTTAATTGAACTACTCCTGAAGTTGCTAGACCAGCTAAAATAATTCCTTTTAATCTTACAGGTGGTGCAATAACTACATTACTTGTAGCTGCTGAAACTATCGTAGCTTGTATATCGCCTTTGGTTGCCATAGTTATTCTCCTTTAGTTGTGGCTCCCGAAGGAGCCACTAATTAATTGTTACGCTGCAAATGCAAACGCACCAGTAACAGCTGCTGCTGCACCAGTGAATTCAGTTGCAATTGTCCAGACGCCATCTTCAAAACACATGAAAGCAATTTTGCCACCAGTTGTTAAAAGATTAGTTGCTGCGTCTGCTGGAGTGAAAACTAATTGTGTTTCACCTGCTGCTGAAGTATCAAAAGTTACTTCATTTCCTGCTCTTGATTCAATTAAAGAACCAGTTGCCCAAACGTCAGTTCCAGCTGCATTGAAAGTTAAAGTGTTAGTTCCGCCAGCTGTATCTTTAGCTTGAACGTAAACTGCAATTGCACCTTTAGTTGCTGCTGGTAATGCCACAGCACATGCTGCTGCACCAGTGTAGTCTACAACTGCAATAATTCCATCAGCGATAGAAATATTTGCACCTGTTGCTGTATCAGCTAAAACCAAACCTGTTAGGTCAGGCATACCTGAACTGTATCTTGTTGTAACTGCTCCTGTTGTTGAGTTTTTAGTAGCTATTTGAAAGCCACCTTCAGAACGTACTGGTCCTGAAAAAGTAGTTGATGCCATAATTTTCTCCTTTGTATAGCGTTCGTTATGTAGTCTCTATACCGTCTGCCTAGCCAGTCTACATAATAATTTTTTCTAGGTTGTTTATATTATACATAAAAAAAGGGGCGATGTGAACACCGCCCCTTTTAAGAAATACTAGTTAGTATTTATTAGCTAGTTGGTAAGTTTCCGTTACCAAAAATACATCTAGGATCAGAGAATCCAAAAGAGTATCTTTCTCTAGCTTTGAATCTTACGTTACCAGTATCGAAGTCACCTTCAATCGCAGTCTTAATTGGTGATCTAACGAAGTGTTTTAATCCGTTAGGTATATCAGTCATTAAGAAGAATGAGTCAGTGTCAGTTAAGAAGTTGTTAACTCTGTAACCTTCTGGAACCATTCCCATTGATGCGATTGCGTTGATATCGTTATCAGCAGTTCCGACTCTTTGAGGTGATTTCATCAATCTCTCAGCAGTAAATTGTAATTCTTTTGGAATTATCATTTTTCTACCTTGAGCTGCGATTTTTAGACCTCTTTCGTCTACAAAACCAGCGATATCGATTAACGCTTGCTCTAGTGAAGTTTCGTTTAAGTCTGCAGCAGTTGCAAGAACGTTAGAGAAAGTACCACCAGTAGCTAGTGGGTGTGAAGCATTAATTAATGATACTCCGTCACCACCTGTTACAGTAGTTACTTGCGCTTGGTTCAATACGTTTGCAGCTTTAACTTGCTTCGTATTCGACATAGATCTTGCAAGAGCTCTTGTGTATCTTGCAGCTAATCTGTCGTATAGGTTATCTTCGATTGCTTCCTCAGTGATAGAGAATGCTAATGCGATTGTTTCGTGGTTGTATCTACTTGTGAAAGTTTCACCCGCAGTATCAAACACTACTCCAGCACCTTCTTGTTTAGTTGGTGCAGAAGCAAAACCGCTTAACATTACTTCCTCTTCGAAAGCTCTGTCAGATGTTTCAGTTACGAAAATTTCAGCATGCTGATTTTCATATCTGTTATATTCCAGGCCAAATAGTGCATTTAAACCTGGCTCTAGTTCTTTAACTAGTTGTGATCGTGATATAGCCATAATTTATTTCTCCTATTATACGCCCGTACCACTTCTATAGAAGTGATTGTTGATTCTAACAAGAATATTAGCATTGTCAGTCGTAGTATCCGAATTGTCTGGATCCTGCGAAATGTCAATTGCTTGTACAGCGAATGTAGCATTAGTTGATGCTGTTGATACATCCAATTGTACTTTTGATAGTCCTGTTTGTGTTACACCTGTTGTGTTTGTTACCGAATAGTTGGTATACAGACTTGATCTCGGAAAAGCCGAATCAGCGTCTACAAGAAATACAGCATCAGGATCATCAACAACAAACGCTGTAATATCGCTTGCTGCAACTGAACCTGGGTAGTAGTTCGAGTAAGTTGGCTTTTGAGTAGTTGGATCTGTATAAAAACATCCGTTAAAAACACCCAGAATAGCTGTACCACTGCCCGCAGAGTGCCT